CGACTGGATAGAGCTTTACAGAGAGTGGGAGTGTGGACATGGAAAACTTAACTGAATTTTACCCTGCATTCAAGCAAGTGGGGCTAAAAAAGACAGGAGGAAAAGGCTGCGCGATTATCTGCAAAGATAACGACTATGAGTGTAAAAACTGCCCTTTGCAAGAGGCACTGGACAAGCTGTATAGGTTAGAGAGGCAAAAGTAATATGAAGAAATGGTCTCTAAATAGGATGGATAATAATGGGATTGAATTTGTTGACCGATTAGTTATCGGAGGGCTATATGATGACGGACAGTCTAATGCTAGAGCTTTAGCAATGATAAAAAGACAAGTTTTGCTCATGATGCATCAAGAGTTAACAGAGAGACAAAGGTATGTACTTACATGCCGATTAGAAGGGCAACCGATATATGAAATTGCTAAAAATATGGGCATTTCTCCAGCAACGGCAAGCAAACATTATAAGAAAGCAGTTGCTACACTAAAAAGATATTGCCAGTACCTAGAGCCGTTCTTACACTGGGGAGATGACCAAGCTGTATAAGCTGGAAAGTGAAAAAGAATGAAATGCATTGGCTGTTATTATTACAGGAGTATATCGCAAGGAAACACAAGGAATGATTACTGCTGTCACTATCTGATAGATACAGGGCGGTTAAGGAAAATCCCCCCCGAAGAGTGTTATATGCATGGGGGCACCCCATACTTAAAGCAAAAAAGACCGAGCCAAACCAGAAAATGGGGAACAAAAAGTTTTCATCTGAGAGAAAGGATAACTGAAAATGACAATAGAGAAGGAATTGAGAGCATTAAGAGAGTTTCACCATATGACACAAGTACAGCTTGCTGATAAGGCGGGCATATCTGTGACTACGCTCCGAAAGATGGAAAGAGGCGAAAGGGTAAAGTTGGATGTTTTAGAGCTGATAGCAGAAGCATTTGGCAAGAAAGTAAAAGTGACTTTGTGTTAAAAAGGGGATATACATATGAATCTATATTTATTAACGCAAGATGTAAACGTGGATTACGATACATATGATTCCGTTATTGTTTGCGCAGAGAGCGAAGAAGAAGCAGTCAAAATACACCCCGATGGAGAAATTTGGGGTACTGTATATCGGTGGGATGATACTTGGGCAGAAAATCCTAGTCTTGTGGAGTGTCAAAAAATTGGAGTAGCTGATAAATCTATAGAAAAAGGCGTTGTTTTGGCTTCGTTTAACGCGGGATAGTATATGAGATAGCAAAAAGAATGGAGATGGGGAACAAAAGTGGATAGGGAATATATCTTAAGGCAGATTCGTCTGATTCAAAGGCAGTGCGAAATAAATGCAAAACGCTCGGAAGAGATAGATAATTTTTTATTCGGTGACCTGAGAAACGAAATTGAAAAAATAAACAGGGACAAAGAAGATGAAGAGTTCACTATATATAAATTCAAACTGCAAAATAAAGAATGAAGATAGGAGGAAGTTATGAAATATAAAGTTGGCGATAAAGTAAGAGTAAGAGATGATATCGAAGTATATAGAGAGTATAAAATGGAGGATAGCAAAGAACTAGCATGGATAAATCCTGAAATGTTAAAGTTTAAAGGTGAGATATTAACTATAACAGAAATTAATCAGTACGGAAAGTATAGCGTTAAGGAAGATAACGAACTGTGGTCTTGGACAGACGAAATGTTTTCGGGACTAGTTGCCAGCCTTCCCAAAGTTGTCATCACCACAGACGGCAAAACAACAACTGCAAAAATGTACGAAGGAAAGAAATTGCTCAAAACCGCTGATTCCAAGTGCTCCACCGGAGATACTTTCGATTTTGCTATCGGTGCAAAGCTCGCACTGGAGAGTGTGACTGAAAAAGAACCAAAGTTCAAAATTGGACAGTTTGTAAGAGTTATTAATAATGATATGAATCATTTTCCTATAGGACAGATTGTACAAATTATAAAATTTAATGAAAATAAAGTTTTATGTGAAGGGTACTGCTGTGACCGCAGATGGATTGATACGCAAACCATGTTCGATTATCAAATCGAAGAACTGCCAGAGGATGGTGAATAAAAATGCAAGCAAAAATTCTTTCATTTGATGAGGTTTTAGAGCGTATAAAAAGCGGAAATGTCAAAAATATTTACATTATCGACATTTTGAGTAGATTTGTTCGAAAAGTGTCGGATGTGGAAGTAGAATTTTTAATGCAAGTCAGAGAAGATGGTATTTTTATACACGCTGAGTTGGGCGGTGAGTGATATGGAGTGGATAAGTGTAAAAGATAGGTTGCCAGAAGAGCCTCTACAAACGATAATTGTATCAAATAGAAAGAAGGTTTGTATCGCGGTATATTCAATAGTATATGATGAGTTTGGAGTACTGTGTGGCAAAGGGGAAAGATTTGGTGTCACCCACTGGATGCCATTACCTAGCTTGCCGGAGGAATAGAAATGGAGACAAAAAGAGATTTAGTAACGTGTGGAAAATGGATTAAAACGTATCGCAAAAATATTTGGGAAAATCTGACCTTTGTACTTGCGTGTTCTGCTTGCGGCAAGTACACCGTAGGCAACAAAGGCATTACGACAAAATCAAGATACTGCCCCAATTGCGGAGCGTTGATGCAGGAGGAGTAAAAAAATGACACGAAAAAGATTTATAAAGCTGCTTATGAGCCAAGGGCTACAGAGAAATGATGCGGAAGCTATCGCGCAAATGGTTAAGATATTACAAAAAGCAGGTGAACAAAAATGAAAGAAATTAAATTAAGAGAGTGTCCTTGCTGTGGTGGGAAAGCAATGTTTATATATGGAATAAATTTTAATATTGCGCGCGCAAGGATTCTGTGCGACAAATGCAAGCTTTCTACAGCGTGGGTGGATGAATCCTTGGACTGCTGTGCAAAAGAAGAAGCTGCGAAGGTGTGGAATAGAAGAGATGGGCGCGCGGTATGTAATTACTGTGGAAGTCCAAACCTTAAAAGTAATTTTTGCTGGAGTAAAGATGGTCTTGAAAGAACGGGTATGCAGTGTGTTGATTGTGGAAAAACCATGAAGATTAAACCTGAAAATTTAAATCAATTATTGGGATTAGGTGGGAAACAGGAATGATGGTTGAAATTTTACGTTTTCCGACTGATACGGATTGGTTACGCTGTAAAAAGTTGGCACTGGGGACAGTAGGGAAAGATACAGATACACTTCCTACAGATGAGTGGAAAGAAAAAATATTAAAGTCAGAGCATAGCCCCATTAGAACGCTGATGTTTACGATAAAAATGCAGATTCCTTACTATGTGTCGGTTCATCTAGTAAGGCATAAGCACGGAGTTGAACACTATGTAAAGTCGCAAAGAAACGACCGCCAGAAAGACTATGACAGATGTTCAGCAAGGCAGGATGAAACGGTAACGCACATTATGGACATTAACGCACAGGCTTTGATTTCTATGTCACATATGAGGTTATGTGCGCAGGCAGACCTAAAAACCGGACAAGTAATGGAGCTGATAAAAAGGGAAGTTGTGAAAGTATGCCCATACTTAAAAGATTTATTGGTTCCAAGGTGTGTATATCGTGGAGGGCTGTGCGATGAGTTCAAAAGCTGCGGATTCAACAAAATTTATAAAGTGGTGTAAAGTATGAAAGCAAGGATACCAGCCAAACAAATATTAACAAAACAAATGCAAAATTCTATTAAGGAGATTGTAAGCAAAGAAAGAGAAAAGCAGAGCAAAGAGTTAATAGCGCAGATACTTAAAGTGTCACTCATTAATCTAAATAGAAATTTTGGTTTCGGACAGCAGCGCTTAATAAAGTTTCTTGATACAGTAACGGAGATGTTCAGGGAGCATATGCATGACGAACTTTACTGGTATCATGTGGATAAAATTTTGAAAGAAGAGTTGAAAATTGACATGGAGGGATTAAATGAACTGGATAAGTGAATCTATATCAGACCTACGTTTATATGGACAGCGAAAAAGATTCTTAGAGAATGTTGACAGTCAGCTGATATGGCTTGAAAATGATTTTGCTGCTTTAAAAGGTTGTGCGACCGATAGTGAAGCAGTTGACGGTGGAGCGAGCAGAAGCGAAGACCACTTGCTAAATAATATTGTGAAACGGGATAAACTAAAGCAAAATAAAGAGCTGGCAGAAAAGTTTGTTCAAACAATAGAAAAAACATTATATTTACTTCCGAAACAGCAACAAGAAATATTGACAGAATTTTTTGTTGATAGAAGTAGAGGACATATTGAAAGACTTATGGATAAAATGCACGTAGAAAAAAGCAGGGCATATGAGTTAAAAGATGAGGCTTTACATAACTTTACAATTCTTCGTTATGGGTATACTGGAGATTAAAAGTGGAAAAAGAGCGGACGATTTTTTGAAATATCTATGATATAGTGTAAACAGGGAAAATTAATTGTCCCTAACGGTTTGTATACCTCCTTTCTACAATATCGCCTGTGTGCCGCGGCATTCCACGGAAACACACATAAAATATCCGTAGTGGCGACACGGAATATATATAGCTGGTTATATCGCAGTAGTGGTATCAAGCAAGGGCATGACCTTGCCAGCTAGTCCAAACGAGACCTCTCGCACCTCTCTTTGATGTGGAACAGTAGAGGATATTACAAGGCTGTGCGCAACGCATGGTCTTTTTTTATTGAGGTAAGTATGTTTGATTATAAAGATAAAAGATGGAAACGCAAACAAAAGTATATATTACGGCGAGATGGATATAAGTGTCAATGGTGCAAGAGATATGGAAAGAAAGTGGACGCGACTACAGTACATCACATAAAGCATGCTGATGAATATCCAGAGCTAGTATATACGGACAGTAATCTTGTTAGCTTATGTTCCGCTTGCCATAATAAAGCACATCCTGAGAAAGCAAGAAATCACAGAAGATATTAAAGGGTGCAATATTTATGATTGATAAAGTTGATATTGATAAGTTGATTGAAGAAGCGATAGATAATGTATCAAAGGGTAAGGTTGGCTATTGCACTATAAAGATAAGCGATGAAGGCTTAACTCTTTTAACTCATGATAAAAAAGATTTAGATGAGTCAGAAGAAGTTATTGAGTCAGACGCAAGAAATAAAAAGATACTTTATCTATGTGACAGAACACGATGCGATTGTTGCTATGAAGGATATAGTTGTAGTCATACCACAGATATTAAACACGCAAAAAATTTTAAAGAAGCTTACAAGGGTCTTTACATGGAAAGTGAAAGCGGTAGTGAAGCCCCCCACCATTAAGATTGAAAAAGCATATAGATAGGGACCGGCGGGGGTAAGTCTTTCCAACTCTGATACTAATTTTAACAAAGGGGGTGCAGCTTATGACTAAAACTAAATGGAAAAATCTAATTTTGCGGCAGATGGCTGCACTTGATGTGCAAAAAGATTCGTATGATTCAGCTGTTGAAACTTTAGCAGCCATTTTAGAACAAAGGGATAAAACATTTACAGAGTTTCAAGAATCGGGAGGAAAGTCTGTCATAGAGTATACAAACAAAGGTGGCTCAACCAATATGACAAAAAATCCTTTACTAATTTTGTGGGACGACCTGAATAAAAGTGCTTTGATGTATTGGCGTGAATTAGGATTAACTCCGTCCAGCTATAAAAAAATGACAGGTGACAATCCGAGAAAAGAAAAAACAGGTGGGCTTGCGGAGGCGTTAAGGTCAATTGAATCAGGTTAAAGGGAAAAACTGGACGGATGTTATAAATTACGCTAATAGTATCAGGGAAGGGGAAAAGGTGGCGTGTAAAGAATTACAGCAAGCAGTAGAACGTTTTTTTCAAGACTTGGAAAATCCTGATTATTGGGTGGATTCAAAAGCTCCCGAGTTTTGTATTCAAATTATAGAAAAAACTTTATGCCACCAGCAGGGGGAAAAATTGGACGGTACGCCGTTAAGAGGAACACAGTTTAAACTAGAGCCGTACCAAAAATTTATTATATACAATCTTGTGGGATTTAAGCTTGCCGGAACTGATATAGTTAAATATCATGAGGCGTTAATATTCATCCCTCGTAAAAATGGTAAGACGGGTTTAGCTGCTGCACTTGCATGGGCTTTATCTCTATGGTATAGACGGTCGGGAGCTAAAACTTATATTGCTTCTGCTGCCCTTATGCAATCCTTGGAAAGTTTTAATTTTTTGAAGTATAACATTGATAGGATGGGTGAGAACTCTAAAAATGGTGGTTCAGTAAAAATTATAGACAATAACAACGAGCATTCAATGGAATCATCTTTGCCGGACGGTTCTTTTTTTATCCGCGCACTGGCGGCAAATCCAGATACACAAGATTCATTGAACTGCAACATCGCTATAGTGGATGAATGCCATGCGTTTAAAAAGCCGAAACAATATAATCTTTTCAAAGAAGCTATGAAGGCATACACGAATAAACTTTTGATTGGTATTTCTACGGCAGGAGATAATGAGCAACTGTTTTTAGGGCAACGTTTAAAGTATTGTCGTAAGGTGTTGGATGGTACTGTGAAAGATGAGCAGTACTTCATATTTATGTGCTGTGCAAATGAAGATGAAAACGGAAATGTTGACTATATAAATCCGATAACTCATGAAATGGCAAACCCAGGATATGGGGTAACAATTCGCCCCGATGAGATATTAAACGATGCACTGCAAGCACAAAATGACCCACAGCAAAGAAAAGATTTTTATGCCAAGTCATTGAACGTGTACACTAATGCACTAAAAGCGTACTTTAACATTGATGAATTCCGAGCCAGCGACCAAAAATATAACTGGACGTTGGAGGAATTGTCAGGATTGCCAATTGACTGGTATGGAGGTGCAGATTTATCCAAACTGCACGACTTAACAGCAGCTTCCCTTTTCGGACATTACAAAGGTGTAGATATTATCATCACACATGCATTTTTTCCGATTGTGGCTGCACATGTGAAAGCGGATGAAGACAACATTCCTTTGTTTGGCTGGCAAGATGACGGACTTTTGACAATGTGCAACAGTCCAACGGTCAATCATGCTGATGTTGTAAGTTGGTTTATTGATATGAGAAAGCGTGGTTTCAAAATTCGACAGGTAGGGCATGACAGAAAGTTTTGCAGAGAATACTTTATTGGCATGAAGTCTGCCGGATTTAAAATCATAGACCAACCTCAATATTTTTATAAAAAATCAGAAGGTTTCCGATATATAGAACAGAGTGCTAAAAACGGCACTCTTTTTTATTTGCATTCAGAAGCTTTTGAATATTGTGTGGAAAATGTATCCGCCATAGAAAAAACAGATGACATGATTCAGTATGAGAAGGTACAGCCGGAGCAAAGAATAGATTTATTTGATGCTTCGGTTTTTGCGTGCGTACGCTATTTGGAAAATCTCGACAGAAGTCAAGCAGCTAAAAAGTGGTGGGGCGAGTAATCGCTCAAAGGGGGTGATAAAAAATTGAGCAAAAAGAAAGACAAACAAAAAAGAGCAAGGGCAGAGCCAAAAGGAAAAAGATCTGTTTCGTGGCTATGTTCAACGGATGCTTATGACACGCTTGTGTGCCAAGGTTACACAAGTCTATCACATAACCCTGAAATATGTACCGCAGTAGATACCATAGCAAAGTTAATTGCAAGTATGACAATACAGCTCATGGAAAATACAGAAGACGGGGATATTCGGGTAAAGAATGAATTGAGCAGGAAAATTGATATTAATCCTAACAGCAAAATGACCCGTTCAACCTTTATCCATTGGATAGTGAAAACAATGATTTTGGAAGGGAACGGAAACGCGGTTGTATATCCTGTCTTTAAGAGAGGTATTTTAAAAGATTTAAACCCTGTACCTGCTGCGATGGCTTCATTTATGCCTGATGGATTATGGGATTACTCAGTTTTGGTAAACGGAACAGAGTATGCACCTGACAGTGTGCTGCATTTTGTTTTGAATCCAGACAGCTACTACACATGGAAAGGTGCGGGATACAAAGTAGCTTTATCAGAGGTTGCAAATAATTTAAAGCAAGCGGCGGCGACAGAGAAAGGTTTTATGTCTTCAAAATGGAAGCCTTCCATCATTGTAAAGGTTGATGCATTAACAGAAGAATTTGCAAACACGGAAGGACGCAAAAAACTTTTAAATGATTATATTGAAACAACAGAGGCAGGAGAACCTTGGATGATTCCGGCAGACCAATTTCAAGTGGAACAGGTAAAACCCTTATCGTTATCAGACCTTGCATTGGCAGACTTTGTTGAACTGGATAAAAAAACGGTGGCGGCTATCTTGGGGGTGCCGCCTTTTGTTTTGGGAATTGGGGATTTTAAACGTGATGCATGGAACAACTTTATCAATACAACAATTATGCCGATTGCCCGAGGGATAGAGCAGGAACTTACGAAGAAACTTTTGTATAACCCTGATTGGTTTTTTCGGTTTAATGCACGCAGCTTATATAACTACGACTTAAAAGATATGGCCGCAGTTGCAGACGACCAATTTGTTCGAGGAATTATGACGGGTAATGAGGTTCGGGACTGGATAGGACTGTCACCGATACCAGGACTAAATGAACTTGTTATTCTAGAAAACTATATCCCGCGTGGCATGATTGGAGACCAAAACAAATTGAATGGAGGTGACGATAAATGACATGTGAACGGACCGCCCTTGTACGTGACGGAAAATTTACTACACGTGCAGAGGACGGCAACTTGTATATTGAGGGATATTTTGCGGTATTTGGCAGCGAATACCGTATGTGGGAAAACGCAATTGAAACAATTGACGAAGACGCTTTCAATGAAACAGTTGACGGTGATGTACGTGCGTTGGTGAATCACGACAGCACTTTGGTTCTTGGGAGGACTACAGCCGGAACCCTTACTTTAAGAGTTGACAGGACTGGACTATGGGGGAGCATCCTTATCAATCAATCAGACCAAGACGCGATGAACCTTTACGAAAGAGTAAAGCGTGGGGATGTAAGTCAATGCAGCTTCGGATTTGATATTTTAGACCAAAGTACAGAAGTAATGGAAAACGGAACAACAGTATGGAGATTAAAAAAAGTTGAGCTTTATGAAGTATCTGTTGTAACGTTTCCTGCCTATGAAGACACATCCGTTATAGCAAGAAAAAAAGATTATGAAGAACTACAGAAAAGAAAAAAAGAACTTTGGCAAAAAGAAATGATTCAACGCCTGAAAGGAGTAAATAATGGCACTTAAAATTTTGATGTTAAAAAGAAATATTGACTCTAAAAAAGCGGAGTTGGAAGAGCTTAGAAAAAAAGATGAAAATTTTTTTGTTCGCGAAGCTGAACTGGAACAAGCAATTCAAGAAGCGCAAACGGAAGAAGAGCAAAATCTAGTAAGTGAAGAAGTAGAAAAGTTTGAAACTGAAAAACAAGAACACGAAGAATCGAAATCTAAACTAGAAAACGAAATTGAAGATTTGGAAGCAAATTTAGAAGCAGAAGAGTCTAAGACCCCAGATAGTAGGGAAATGAAAAAAGATAAAAAAGAAAGGGCTGATAATAAAATGCAGACAAGAACAAAATTTTTCGGTTTAAGCTCACAAGAGCAAAGAGAGTTTGTAGCACGCGAAGATGTAAAGGCTTTTTTGGAGAGAGCAAGAGAAATGGGCAGAGAACAGCTTTCTGGTATCTCCCAAAAGAGGGGCGTAACAGGTGCGGATTTGACAATTCCAACTGTAGTGCTTGACTTACTACGTCAAAATATTATGGATTACTCCAAGCTAACCAGAAGAGTAAGATTAAGAGCAGTAAACGGTAAGGCACGCCAAACAGTAATGGGTGCGATTCCAGAAGCAATTTGGACAGAGGCTTGTGCAAAACTAAATGAGTTGGATTTCAGTTTTAATCAAGTGGAAGTTGACGGCTACAAAGTCGGCGGTGTTGTATATATCTGTCAAGCAACTTTGGAAGATAGCGACTTGAACCTTGCCTATGAAATCATGGAAGGCATGGGTGCATCAATCGGTATTTCTGTAGATAAAGCTATTTTATACGGTACAGGTGTAAAAATGCCTTTAGGAATTGCAACAAGACTAGCGCAAACATCTGAGCCTGACAACTATCCAGCAACCGCAAGACCTTGGCAAAATCTAAAAACCAGTAATATGAAACAAATTTCAAGCAAGCACGGAGTTGAGTTGTTTCAAGAAATTGCAAGAGCTTCAAAAGCTGCAAAGGGTAAATACAGCCGAGGTGTAAAGTTTTGGGCAATGAATGAATCCACATATACTGACTTACTTGTGGAAGCTATGACTTTTAATGCAAATGGTGCAATCGTATCATCTCAAAACGGTACAATGCCTGTCATTGGTGGAGATATTGACGTACTTCCTGATGAAGTTATTTCTGATGGCAACATTGTTGGTGGTTATGGCGATCTGTACTTATTGGCAGAAAGAAGCGGTTCTGAATTTGCACGCTCTGACGAATATCGATTTGCAGAAGACCAAGCTGCGTTTAAAGGTTCTGCACGCTATGATGGTATGCCTGTAATTGCAGAAGGTTTTGTGGCTATTGGCATTGATGTAACCCCGGCAACTGATACAACATTTTTGGGCGATACTGCAAATGACACAACTCTTGCAGCGTTAACGGTAGGGGCTGAAAACCTATCACCTTCTTTTGCGCCTGAAACATTAACATATGCAATTACGGCTTCCGCTGCTAGTGATGCTATCACTGCGAACCCAACACAAGCAAAAGCAAAAGTAATGCTTGCATATGATGGCAAAAATTATCCAAATGGTTCAACAATCAAATGGAAAGCTGATTCTAAAGCTCATCCACTAACAATTACGGTTCAAAATGGTGTAAGTGAGCGTACATACACAGTAAACGTTACTAAATCCGCATAAGCGCCCGAAAGGGGTTAGGGTATGAGCGAACAAGATATTTTAAAGATATTGAAAATTGATTTGCAAATTTCAGTAAGTGCGTTGGATGAATATTTACTTTTTCTGATTACATCAGCAAAAAAATTTATCTTGAAAGAGGGTATAGCCCTGACAAACTCACAAGATGATGCTTTGTTGGTGGAGATGTATGCGGCATATCTATACAGGAAAAGAAAAGAGCAGCAGAATGAAATGCCGCGTATGTTGCGTTGGGCTTTGAATAACCGTCTTTTTTCAGAAAAAGGTGCTGTCAATGGATGAGTTAATTTTACTTATAAAAGAAATATACACAAAGGATGATATTGGGCAAATGGTTCCTCAAAAACCTGGACGTGCGGTATGGGCAACATTAAAATCCGTTTCCCGTGCAGAATGGTTTAAGGCTGGAGAAATGGGAATGAAGCCTCAGCTTGTGGCGATAACTCCATATGTAAACTATGAAGGAGAAACGATTGTTCTTATCGGAAATGATGAACCAATAGAGTTTTCAGTGTACAAAACGTTTCACAATACGGTTGACGATACAATGGAGTTGTATCTGGAAAGAAAGGTGGGGAATGATGGCTAAAGTAAGACCGGAAGATATTTCTGTTGAAATTATGTCACAGTTAGAGCAGTACTCTGACGAAGTGGCGGAAGAAATCAAAGAAGAGGTTCAAGAAACAGCCTCCGAGTGTCTAAAAGAAATAAAGGCAAATTCACCCACAGATACAGGAGAGTATAAGCGCGGTTGGAAGAAAAAAGTTGTTTTTGAAAGCGGTAGCGATATACGCATAAGAATATACAATGCAAAAAAGCCAAGTCTTGCACATCTTTTGGAGTTTGGACATGCAAAAGTCAATGGCGGTAGGGTGGAAGGAAAACCGCATATATATCCTGCCGAGAAAAAAGCAGCAAAGAGACTGGAAAATAAGGCGAAAGTGGCGGTGAAAGAATCGTGACACTTGCTGAACTGAAAACGATATTGGAGGCAACAGGAATTCCCGTTGCCTATCGTTTTTTTACGGAAAGACAAGCCCCGCCTTTTATTTGCTACTACGTCTATGACACAGATAATGTCGGCGCAGACGGTGGCGTGTACTACGAAGTATCAAATGTGCGGGTAGAGATTTATACAGAACTGAAGAATCAAAAATTAGAAAAAGCAGTTGAAACTGCCTTAACAGGATTTTTTTACAACAAATCTGAAACTTATATCAATAGCGAAAAAGTTTATCAAATTATTTATGAAATTGAGGTGTAACAATGGCAAAGAAAAATAAAGTGCACTACGACCTTATTGATGTGCACTATGCAAAACTAGAACTACAGGAGGACGGAACACCTGTATACGGTGCGCCTAAAAAACTACCTGGCTCTGTAAGCATTGAAATTTCCGCAGAAGGCGAACAAATCGTTCAACGTGCGGATGGCATCGACTACTATGTAACCACATCAAATAACGGTTATACAGGCACGTTAAGCATTTTAGATACTCCATCCGACTTTAAGCTGGACTGTCTTGGTGAGTACATAGATGAAGTAACAGGAATGCAGGTAGAGAATGCAGATGCTCCGCAGAATCTTTTTGCTTTACTTTTCGGATTCAAAGGAGACGTTTTTAATAGAAGACATGTTTTTTATAACTGCTCTGCTTCTCGTCCAGGTATCGCGGGAGAGAACAAAGAAAATCAGCGAGAGCCGGACATGGACGAAATGGAATTCAAATCTTCCCCTTTATATGACGGTACAGTAAAAAGTGTTGCAAATGAAAAAACTCCGGTAGAGACATATAACGCTTGGTACGACCAAGTAATTTTGCCAGGACAAGCTCCAACTCCAAATGCAGAGCTTTCCAGTTTATCTATTGGGAGCTTAGAGTTAAGTCCGAAGTTTAGTCCTGGCGTTATAACATATACAACGAACACAAAAAATGCAAGTGATATTATTTCAGTTGAGCCAGTGAGGGCTAGCACTAAAATTGAAATTACAAACGGTGAAAGTCCGGTGAAAAATGGAGATTCCGCAACATGGAAAAGCGGGGCTAATACAGTAACGGTAAAAACAACAAACTCCACACAAAGTAAAACATATACAGTAACCGTTACAAAATCTTAAGAGGTAAGAAATGATTAAAACATTGATAATTGACGGTAAAGAGGTAAAGTTTAAGGCTTCTGCTGCAATTCCTCGTCTTTATAGAATGCGGTTTGGGCGAGATGTTTTAAAGGATTTGGCTCAACTGAAAGCCGCATATGCTAAAACCTTAACAGAGGAAGAGCAGCTATCAATTATAGATTTGGAAATCTTTGAAAACGTGGCCTATATCATGGCGAAGCACGCGGCACCTGATGAAATTTCTGATTCCATAGAAGATTGGCTGGATAACTTTGAGACTTTCTCTATTTATCAAATATTATATGAACTTTTAGACCTTTGGGTACAAAATGAAAGTACACAGGTGGAAAGTAAAAAAAAATTAAGCCAAGTTGCAGGGAAATGACAACACCTCTTTTTATGTTGAGATGCTATCAAATGAATATCCCTGCGAAAGAACTTGAACTTTATACTCTGGGATTTATATATGACATGTTTACAGAGAGGTCAAATGATGACTATGACTATCCAATAAAAGCAACGCAAGAAGATTTTGATAACTTTTAAGATTAGCACTTGTCGCAAGACAGGTGCTTTTCTTTTTTAAGGGGGGATTTTATGGCAGATAGAATAAAGGGAATTACTGTCGAAATTGGTGGAGATACCACAGGACTTTCGAAAGCGTTATCTGGTGTAAATAGAGAAATAAGTTCAACACAAAAAGAGTTGCGTGATGTTGAACGGCTTTTAAAGCTAGACCCTACCAATACAAACCTTTTACAACAAAAACAAAGGTTATTAGCGCAAGCGGTAGGGGAAACAAAAACAAAGCTAGATTCTTTGAAACAAGCAGAAGTTCAGGTGCAATCTCAATTCAAAGAAGGAAAGGTTTCCCAAGAGCAATATGAAGCTTTGCAAAGAGAAATCATAGCCACAGAACAAAGCTTGAAAAAGTTGGAATCAGAAGCGAGCAAAAGCAACGCAACATTATCAAAAATATCTGCAACAGCTGACAAAATCGGTGGAGGAGCTAAAAAAATAGCTTCTGCTATGACACCTGTAACAGTAGGGTTGCTTGGTGCAGGGGCTGCAAGTGTGAAATTTGCAAGTGATTACAATGAAAGCTTAAATAAAGTTCAAGTTGCTTTTGGGGACTCTGCCGGAGAGGTAGAAAGTTTTGCGAAAACAACTTTAGATGCCTTCGGAATTGCAGAAGGCTCTGCGTTAGACATGGCGGCTCTTTTTGGAGATATGGCAACGTCTATGGGACTAACGCAGGGTGAGGCTTCAAGTATGAGTACAAGTCTTGTAGGGCTTGCTGGTGACCTAGCTTCATTTAAAAATATTGGGCTCGATGAAGCGATGACGGCATTAAATGGAATTTTCACTGGGGAAACTGAAAGTTTAAAGCAAATTGGGGTTGTCATGACCCAAACAAACCTAGATGCTTATGCTTTGGCGAATGGCTTTGGAAAAACCACAAGCGAAATGACGCAAGCGGAGCAGGTACAACTAAGATACCAGTATGTGCTAAATGCGACAAAAAACGCACAAGGTGACTTTGCAAATACAGCAGATGGAACTGCAAACAGTATGAGGACAGCAAAAGAGAGTTTAAAAGAGCTGGCATCAACTTTTGGGCAACAACTTCTTCCAATCATTACACCGATTATCCAAAAAATCACAGACCTTATAAAGTGGTTTGGAGGTTTAGATACAGGAACACAAACGGTAATCTTAACGGTTTTAGGATTCATTGCCGCAATAGGCCCAATTGCTGGCTTAATATCCAGCATTTCTACGGTCATAACATTTTTAAGCTCTACAGTGATTCCCGCATTGAGTGGGGCTTTGAGTTTTCTGGCTGCAAATCCTATTGTTCTTGTAATTGGTGCAATAACTGCTGCAATTGCAATCATAACCACACTTTGGAATCATTGCGAGGCTTTTAGAAATGCTGTTATTCAAATTTGGGAAGGAATTAAGAGCATTTTTCAAGGCTTTTCCGATTGGCTAGATTCTGTTTTTGCTACAGACTGGTCTGAAAAATTTGGAGCTTTTGGGGAAATCTTAAACGCCTTTTTTAGAAACGTTCAAAACATTTGGAATTCGATTAAATCGGTATTTTCTGGAATCATAGATTTTATAAAAAATGTTTTTACTGGCAACTGGCGAGGGGCTTGGGAAGGTGTAAAGAACATTTTCAAGGGCATTTTTGATGGTTTAGTTTCAATAGCTAAAATGCCAATAAACGCGATTATCGGAATTTTGAACGGTGCGATTGATGGGATTAACGGAATTATTGGTGGCGTTAATAAAGTGACTGGTGTGGTAGGCATTCCAGCAATTCCAGACATTCCTAAAATCCCGATGCTAGCGAAAGGTGGCACACTATCTTCCGGCAGTGCCATAGTCGGTGAAAAAGGCCCTGAACTTTTAACTATGCTGGACGGAGGAAAGGCAAGGGTAACACCTCTTACCAACAGCCAAAAACAGCAAGGTTCTTTCTTGACTGGAGGAATCACAATCAATATTGATTCTTTTACTAATAATGATACAACTAAAGATGTAAAACAACTTACTGCATATATCATGGATGAAATTAACATGGCAGCACAAAGAAAGGCGGCGGTTTTTTCATGATGAATTTTTTTGTGTATGACGGAAAAAATAGCCAAGATTTGGGACTGCTTATAAGCGGAGAAAAAACCTATAATTCACCGTCTAGGGATGTAACCACGGTTTCGATTCCAGGGAGAAGCGGGGATTTAATCATTGATAACAGGCGATATAACAATGTAGAAATTTCATATACTGTGAGCTTTAGAAAAGATGTACCCAAAAAAACAAGAGTTTTAAAGGCATGGCTGCTGTCTAATGCAGGATATAGGCGTTTAGAGGACACCTATCAACCTGAATACTTTAGACTGGCGGCCATTTCCAATTCCACAGAATTTGAAATCAGTATCAACCGCTATGGTACAGCAGAATTGATTTTCAACTGCAATCCTTTTCTTTTCTCAAAAGGTGGGGAGCAAACAGTGGAAATCCCTGTATCGGGTGGAAGAATCTACAATCCAGAATACTTTGAAAGTCGACCTATCATAACCGTATATGGAAATGGTGACGGGGTACTGTCTGTAAATAACATAAATTATAACATTTTAGCTATAGACGGATTTGTCACCATAAACAGCGATGTGGGGCTGGTATACAAGGGGACAGAAAACAAAAATAGCACAGTAAATTTTATAGAGTTTCCAACCCTGCAAGTCGGTGAAAATATCATTGACTGGACAGGTGGGATAACCAAAGTAGAAATTGTTCCAAGGTGGTGTACGCTATGATACCGATACTTTATGATGCAAAAGAAACTAACTTCAACAATAACGGATTAGGTATGCTTTCAGACTGTACATACTGCACAGTAACAGAAGAGAGGAATGGAAGTTTTGAACTTGAACTGCAATACCCGATAGATGGGCAGCTTTACGAAAGCATAAAGTATGACAGTATTATAAAGGCCATGCCAAACGAGCTTTCAGACCTACAACTTTTCAGGGTGTATTATAACTCAAAACCGATTAACGGGCTTGTAACTTTTAAGGCTGAACACATATCGTATCAGCTTAATAAAATTCCTGTATCTCCTTTTACAGCTAACAGCATAACCGAAGCGTTTACGCAACTGAAAGCAAAAAGTGCGATTAATAATCCTTTTGAAATGTGGACAGATGTAACAAAAAACGGAACAATGACCGTTGCAGTTCCATCTTCTTTTCGTTCTCTACTGGGAGGAGTTTCCGGCTCTGTACTGGACACGTACGGCGGTGAGTATGAGTGGGATAATTACACTGTAAAGCTACACGCACAGCGTGGACAAGACCGAGGAGTTAAAATTCTTTATGGGAAAAACTTAAAAGATGTTACGCAAGAAGAAAATATTTCAAATGCCTTGACAGGCATATATCCGTATTACAAAGCAGACGAAAGCACAATTTTAGAACTTCCAGAAAAAGTAGTACAAATACAGTCAACATATGCTTACCCGAGAATTGCACCGGTAGACCTTAGTAGTAGCTTTGAATCCGGCACGACTGTAACGGTGGACATGCTACGAGAAGCCGCTAATAACTACATAAAAAATAACGATATTGCAAAACCTACCGTTTCACTACAGGTGCAGTTTGAACCGCTTTGGCAAACGGAAGGGTATGAAGATATAGCAGGACTTGAACGTGTCGGACTATGTGACACAGTAGAAGTAGAGTTTTATAAGCTGGGTGTAAGTGCAAAAGCAAAGGTTGTAAAAACTGTTTTTGATGTACTAAAAGAAAAGTACGAAAGTATCGAGATAGGCGATGCCAGAACAAATATTGCTGATACAATTGTACAGCAACAACAGGAGATAGATAGTGCTCCGTCAATGTCTACATTGGAACAGGCAATCGCTGCCGCTACAAACGCAATCACCGGAAATAGTGGTGGATATGTGGTACTTCGACCTGCTAAAAATCCACAAGAAATATTGATTATGGACACACCTGATATAAATACGTCCAAAAAGGTATGGCGGTGGAACTCCGGCGGGCTAGGGTATAGTAGTAACGGATATAACGGGCCTTTCGCATTAGCCATGACAAATGACGGTCAGATAGTCGCAAACCGAATTACATCAGGAATTTTAAATGCAAATATTATCCAAGCCGGAGTTATCCGCTCATCCGACAGTAATGTCTACTTTGATTTAGATAGTGGAGTTTTAGCTGCTTCACGTCTTACAGGTGCAGCAAACTTAGGAAACTCGTATCTTGATTTAAAAACAGGACAGTATGGAAATATCGCTTTCAATTTTGTATCTGGAGGGAATGTGGGGTTAAGTATTACAGCAGGAAATGGCTTTTTTAACCTAAGCCCCCACTATCAGCCGAATAACCCATCTGGAGTTTTTATCTCGGCATCAGATGACGGGATAACACTTTCTCACAGCGTAGTAGGTAAACCTCTTATACAAGTATTTCTAAGAGATGGATACATGGATATAACAGGAACAGGCATAAGAGTAAACGGAAGAAAAGTGGTGACAGAATGATAGCAAACAATTTAGTATTAAACGCTAATAACAAAAATGTAAAAACATTAATTCATGCAGTACAAGGGGAAAATGGCTCTAGGATTTTTGATTTTACAGTCATAGGTACTGATGGCGAAATTTTAAGTCTTGCCGATTGTGAAGCCAACTTTTACGTGAGTAAAAATGACGGAACTGTATCTATGCTTCCCACTGTAATATCTGAAAACAGTGTACAAGTAACTCTTACACAGCAAGCGTGCGCAGTATCTGGCGACAATGACTGCTGGCTACAAATCATAAAATCGAATCAAACAGCAGAGCTAAGAGTTGACAATCTCGTCTTGAGAATACAGAAATGCAGTTTTGACGGTGCAGTTGAAAGCAGCAACGAATTTGTGACACTTACACAAAAAATCGTAGAAGCTAACGAAGCGATAAAAAACGCAAATCAAGCAGCAGACGATGTAAGGCAAGACGGAGCACAAGCAATACAAGAAATCAAACAAAATTTTAATACCGCTATGACAGGCTTTAACCAAGAAA